GACCATTTAAAATGTATCCCCCAATATTTGCATAGAATCTGTTTGCTATAAATTTAAAGGGTACAACGGCAGGATAGCTTGGAGAATCCAAGCTAAACCCTAGTGAACCATCAGGAGGACGCCCATCAGGGTTTAATGTCCCAGAATAAAATGGAATAGAATTAAGTTTATCACCCCTATAAACAAAAGAATAATTCTTATTAGCTACGAATGATTTTCTGTAATTACCGACTGCCATTATATAAAAACTATTATTAACATTTCTTGCGACAGAAGATGAATAATCCGCAATAAATTGAACATACTTGCTAAAAAATTTATTCTTCTTAGTAATAATTAATGGAGTTGTCCATATAAAATTAATTCCAGCATTTCCGCCCCTATCTCCAAAAGATTTAGGCGTTCCCTTCCCATCCCCATAATAATAAATATTATTTTTAATAAACAAATACAACCTGTTGTCTAATTCAGATAAATAACACGTTGAATCATTAAAATCACCAGAAAATAAAGACCAAGAATCTAAAGTAAATTGTGTAGACGGATCCTTACCTATCATATTTTTTGAAATAAGAATATTATTTTTTCCTATCTTAAAACCACAAAATTCACCTGCAATATATCTAAAGGAACGAGAGGATCTATAAAGAACATTATCGTTTAACATTGAAGCGACATATTCTTTAACAAGATTGGAAACTAAAGATTCCTCCTTAATTCTAACTTGATTCGTAAATTTAGAAGTTGTTAATATATGGCAATTCGCTTCAGATATAAAAGCGACATCATTGGACAATTTTTTTACAAGATTTCCGTGAATGCATCCAATTCCTAAAGATCTATTCCACACCAAAGAATTTGTATTAACTGTTGTTGTGGGATCATACCCTACATAAACTTGGCTTTCTCTTCTTCCCATAAAAACAAGATAATTCCCAACCAAACAAATAGATTCAAGATTATCAGGACTTACATATTTACCAGATATATCTAAGAAAGGAACTTGCTTTGTATTTTCATTGAACCATTTTGTAAGTGAATTCGATCTATAGGCATAGTAAACGATAAGAGCCTGATTCTTTGCTCTATATTCAAGGGAAACGGGGCCTACTCCTAAAGCGAATATTCTATCATTTGCAGGATACATAAAGCTAAAGGCTGGAGGAAAATCTCTGTAAAATAACTGTAAAATATTTTGTCCCGTAAAATCGGGAAGAACTTCATTTGTTGTTATGGTAACAATATTTCCATCTATAGAAATAGCATTGACCGTTAAATCATTTTCTACAGAATCTACAAAAAGCTGTATTTTCGCTAAACCATCTAAATAAAATGGGCTATATTTCTCAATAATAAAAACATTAGGATTAACAACAAATGAAAACTCATTATCTGAAATTCTATTATAATTACCGGATTGTTCTTTTACAAAATCAAAAACAGGTTGGAATGTAGTGCCGTCCCACATCATTACAGGATCTATCCCATTATAAATCAAAATAGATCCTAAGTAATTTAAATAACCTGGCACAACACCTGATGAAAAATTATCTATTCCAATCCCATCTAATATTGATTGTGTCTCATTATCAAAGACACTTATTTTTCCTCTTGTATTTTGAATATTTAAAATATTTGAATAAGTAGATTGATAATATAAAAGAACTGTATCTATGCCCCAATCAAAAAATGGAGTATCTTCAAGTGTGTCAATATTAATTGAATCACCATTTTGCTCAATAGACTGTATATCTAAAAAGACCACAAGATTATTGACAATCAATTTTAATTGCAATCCATTTTGATAAAATAGTTGCCAGACAGATGAATTTGTTAGTCCAGGAACTGTAAGAACTAAAGTCTTACTTCCAATCGTAAACAAATCAGAGATTCCTGTTTGCTGCGCAAAAAAATCATTCATAGGCTGGAAAACTTCACTATCAACAGTTATAATAGTTCCCCCATAAGGATCAGATGAGGAAATATCTCTAATAACCGTCTCTATAGTGGTCTGTCCATAATCACTTATCATTTCAATAAGAAGAGGGGTATCTTTTTCAAAAATAGGATTTCCTTCGCTTAAATCGAAGCGAAATGCATTTGAAGATGTAATACAAAAATTTTCAGTAAAGGGAACTATTTGAGTATATCTTGTGTAAAGAACCATTTGTTCATTTCCATCGGGCAAAATAAATGGAAATGAACCCAGGGTATCATAAAAAGAACCACTATCATCTATAGTTGCTAAAATATTAGTTCCATATCGAACATCCAAACTGCCAATCTCATTAACAATCATATTTTCAATGTTATAGGCATAATTAGGAGGCAATGAAGCTTGCGAAACGCTTCTATTCATTCCCTTTGAGGGAGCCTTCAAAGAAATTAAATCATATTCCTTTTCCGCAAACACATTAAATAGTCCTATAATTAGGCAAATATTGATATCCCGATAATTTCATAAAATCTCTAGACATCATAGTTTTACCATCAAGCCAATCTTTCTTGGCTGCCTGAACATCAACAGAAGACCTATTTTTCATTTCCCCAATATAAAGTTCGTAAATAGTTCCATTTACCAAAACATCTTGATATTCAGGAGGATATGGAATGCTTCCAGGTAAGGTCGTAAGCGTAAAAGGTACGAATCCTATTGTATAATTAACGCCTAAATCTCCCGTATAGGAAGGATAGGAAAAAATATTGGATCCCACAATATACCATCCAATAGGAGTCACTCCAGGACGGCTAAGGGAAGGGTCAATATTCATAATCCTATCATACGCCATCTGATAAATAGGACGCTGCGTAACATCACTCATATAAACAAAATCAATGGATGACCATGGATTTAGAAAACTATTAAATTGACCATCCACAACCCCCACAACCTCACGAACGCGAGGTAAAAAGGGATTAAAAAACTTTGTAGCCGCAAAAAGTTGACGATGTACTTTATTAAGGTATCTTAACCAAATAGAAAGGTCATCGGCTGTTGGGTCTTCAATTCCAACAGCCTGATTCCCTACTAAATTTAATATTTCCGTAATAGTCAAGATTTAATATGGTACAATCTGTTGATTGCCATTTCCTAATTGTGCATAGACCATTATATAATCACCCGCCTCAATCTGTCCTGTTGTTAAACCTCCATCCAATAAATAAAAAGAAGTAAAACCAGTTACAGCATCATAAGATAATCTAATTTGTAAAGTAGTAATAGAGCTATCATCAAGGGCACCAAAAACCTGCTGAATCCAAGTCGTTCCTTGTATAACAACTCCAGGTCTATAAATAGGAGAAATAGACGCCATTAATACTCTACTTCCTTGAATCTGCCCCAAAAGACATCCTACAGCAGGATCAGTGTTATCTCTTGTTTGACCTGCAGCCACCCCCACATCATTAGCCGAGAAAATTCTATTAAATCTATATTCTCCCGTAGAAATAGGAGGAGCTAAGGGCGCAGAAGTTAAAATCGCACCCGTAGTATTTGTAACTAAACTATATTGTACATTCATAATTTATTTCCTCTTTAGTTTATGGTGTGTCATTAATTTTTACGAAATGATGAATAATTCCGCATTCCGCAAAAAATCCAGGACGAAAGAGGGATTGAAACTGAATAACCTTTTGCCCTCGAATGTCTTGAAGAGCCCACTCACGACGTCTCTTTAAATCAAAATATTGATAATCAGTCCAAGGCATTTTACCCCAAATGAATTTAAAGGCTTGAGCCCCTACAAATAAATTGTGGGCAAAAGTTCCAATTCCAGGCACATAAATTCTAAATTTTTGCAATTCAGGAATATCAATAATTTCAACATCTTCGATAGCTCCTCGGAAGAACTTACCCTTTAATTGACTTGGCTGCATTCCTGATTCAATAACGCCACGACCATAATACCGAGACCCGAAATTTGTATCGAGTCTAAGGCCTGTATTAAAAGAACCTGGATCTTGCCAATACATATAAACAGGAGAAGAAAATCCATTTTCCATTTCAAGTTCAACAGGGTTAATTTTCTTTTCCGTTTCAAAAGCTCCTACAGTAGTCGCCCCTGTACTACCACTAACCGCCATTAATCTCATAGTATTAATGGCTTGCACAGAACTTCCGCACTCGGTTGGATCAGTTGTTCCCGCCATAGCGGTAAGACCATCTGTAATGTTAGCAGCGTAAACGCTACCTCCTGGCTGCGTTCCATAAGAATAAAGAACACGTTCAGCGACGGGGCCCTGAGTCGCTTGATTTGGATATAAATCTACGCAAGCAGCCTTAAGAATTTTATAGGTAATATTACGTCGATGAGCCGTTTGAAGCTGCCGCGCAATATTAGCCGTCATATCAATAGGAGTTGCAAGATCCATAAAGTTAGGGCCATATTCCACAACTGGAGGCGTTGCAGACTGATTAAAGGTTATAGTATCTGAATAATATTGAGGAGGCCCACCTGTACCCGTTACTTGAGCATAAGGGCCATCAATAAAATTGTAAGGATCTAATTCTTTAGAAAGAGAATAGGTTAATGTTTCACCATCTCCTTTGTTCATAAAATCTAAATGAATAGGAGATGCTTCAGAAGGGCCCATAAACTGCTGAAGATCTGTAAGAAAAATATTTTCGAAAAAAGATTGAGCAAGTACCTTTGTAGGTACAAGGGATTGATCTAACCCCGTAGGCAATTGGGGGGTATATGGATTTGCCATAAGTAGTCTCCAATAATAAAAAATAATAATTAAATTACTTCTTCACAATTGGTAGAGTACTTTATGTTTATTTAAGGTAGAGTACTCACTACTGAAAGCTTTCCTGCCTCAAACTACATATTTCATGCCATTCGATCAAAAGTTTAGATAGAAAACGCCACTTAATGGTAAGTATTTCTATCTATCTTCTTTGAAACTTGATTTTACCGCGATTCACTAAGGAAGCAATTTGCCCTAGATTACCACTGTAAGGCGTTATCCCGGAATCTCCCGAATTACCACTATTTTCAGTGATCATTTGGGGACTCTCATCATAACTACCAAGTTTACTTTTTAAAGATAGTATTTCTTTCTTTTGTTTGTCAATAACTTTCTGTTTTTCATCTAATTCAGTCTTAAACTTGTTTTTAAAATTCTTTAAATTACCTGATGATGAATATTCATCATAAATTTCTTCATGATATGTTTTGGCATATTCCAAAGCTTTTTTAGTGCAAGCGATAGGGTCCTCTTCCATAAGAGGAACAACTTCTTCTAAAAAATCATTAATCTCGGAAACTGGGCTATGACTAAAGAAATGACGCAGAGCTTGTAAATATTTATCAATATTTGGCTCATTTCCATATTTTTTTATATTCTCAAATTCTTGATCCCATACATTCCCTAGCCTATATAAAATATGATCCTCTTGCTTATTATTTTTTTGATTTTCCTTTAGATGGCTTAAAAGATTTTTGGCCTGATCTTCTGATAAAGCATTATTTTCAACTAACTGCTCAACATTTTTCCTATATGCGACATTCTGTTTATTAACTTCATTTGCCCAATTTCGAGTTTCTTTTTGCGCTGATTCAACCTTTAAATATTCTTCTCTCCAATTAACACTTTCTTCTGTTTCCTCTTCGTTTACCTCTTCCTCTTTTTTCTCTACAATCTTTTTTTCAGGCGTTGCTTGCTTGGCAACCTGAGGAACTTCCTCATTTTTCTTAGAATTCAAGACACCAATTTTTTCCAAAGCTAATGTTGTATTTTTCCCAAAATCAGCGGAATTCTTTGATTTTTTTACCATTTCTCTGAAAACTTCCGTTGTTTCAGGAGTTAAGGGAATAGATTGAATTCCGATATTAGCCTGGACATTATCTGACATATTGATCTCCTTAGAAGCTTGTTATAAATTCTCTATAAGAAACATGGCAATCGAATGTATTAGATGAAAAATCAGATTTAGCATTTAATATATCTCCCGCATCCGTATATTGTAGCCTTCCTCTTATGCCCTCTAAAATATCAACAGTTTCATAAGGATTTATTTGAAAGAGATTGACAAAATTAGAATAAAGAGGGACAAGATCAACCTCTCTTAACATCTGAACCGTTATATAAATGACATTATTAACAGTATTTGTGCATCTAATAGAATCTAAACGACACGGGTAGGATGTTTCTGTCCCAAAAATAGGAAGAAAATCAAACTGAATATTGGTAGTTACTTGTCTTCTGGGATTGAAAAAAAAACTCAAAAGATATTATTCTTTCTTATCTCCACACCACCCTAGAATGCTACCAGATCCTTTTGTTTTCTTGCATTCCCGTCCTTCAGAACAATCGCAGTCATTAAAGCAACGATTAGCTTGTCCTACAGATGTGTTTTTGTTCAAAGATTCATCGCAGGGGATTTGTTTACCATCCACACATTCACAGGTTACGCCTGTGGCCGCAAAAGCCACAGAAAAACAAGAAAGAAGTAAAAGAATATTAAAAATTTTCATATTCACTATTCCTTAATATTATCAAAAAAAGTACTTAGATTTTCAAGTTCTTCCTTTACTTTTCCCCACATCTTTATGACAATAGCTTTGTGAGTCAAAAAGTTAGTGTTATTTTGGGGATTAGATACTAAAATAGCATCCGCAAAACTCTTAAATTCATTAAAGTTAATAACAAAAGAAGATAAACTAACCCTCATATCAAGTTTACTGAAGGTTTCATTAATTAAAGCTTCGTTTTTTTCAGATTTTTCAGACATTTTTTAATTTCCATTTAATTTACATGTAAGATACATAGAAATATATCCATACCAGAAAAAGGATGTCAAGAGACCGCCTACACAAACGGAACCTATATTTGTACAAAGAAGAGCTGCATCTGAATGCTTCTTATCATCCATACATTTGTTATATTTTTTATAAGGGTTTACAGAATCTTCATCGGTCTGCTTTTCAAGATCCCTCTCAATTTCCACAAGACTTTTAGCACTCACAAGGGGAGAGCTTTCCTTAAATTCTTCATTCATGATGTCTTTGCCTGCAGCCAATAATTGGAAATTACAAAAAATTGTAATCATAAAGCATAGAATATATTTAAATAACATGGGAGCCTCCTAAATTGATTCTACGGTAAACTGCATTGTGCTTGCAGTAGCTGTTTGTCCGTTTACTGAACCTGTTACATATAACTCCAAATAATCACCATATGCAAGCCCTATAATGGTATTCACTGAAATAGACGCATAATCTGCATTGGGTATTGTCGCTATCCCACTTGTGCCTGTAATACGAGAACCATTTTTAAAAATAGAAACAGTTACATTACTTCCTACTAATTGGTTTTGAGTAAGTGTTGCCGAAACAATTACAAATGCAGTTATAGAAAAATCTCCAGCAAAAGTAAGTCTATTATTTGTTGACATTATAAATTGATTTAAATTTACAGAGGTCGTTGTTCCATTTAATTTATAATATGTGCCTGATGTTGTAATTGTGGTTGAAGATCCGTTTCCCTCCATATACATAGAACCAGAGGGAACATTTCCATACATATTACCAGAATAAACGATATCTCCATTACCCTTTATACGGAAAACCTCAGAGTTTGAAGAAGAAGAAAGTGCAGCATTAAAAACAAAATCATTAGTCGCGCTTGGAACTTGAAGACCGAAAGTGGAAGACGCGACAAACATTCCTATATATTGATAAGCATTAACTGGGGATGTTTGAGCCCATAAAGCTATTTTTGGAGCCGCATTGTTACTTAAAAATTGAAGATTGCTAACGGTATCAATCTGCTGCGAATTCATGTGAAGGCCATTGTAAATAGTCACATATTCATCACTTTGACTAATGCCCATTAAAGGAACATTTAAGCTACCTACGCTTGTATAATTTAAAATATAAGATTCAGTTTGAGCAGGACTCACAACAGGCCTGCTATAAATCCAAGCATAAGAGGTGCCGGGATATGTAACTGTTTGACCCATCCCTAATATAGATTGGGTCACTGAAGAACTTCCTATATTAAGATTTAAAAATGCATCTGAATTTGAAACATTAAAATTAAAAGTCTGTCCTAGAGCTGGCGAAATAAAACTTGAAAGGGTAGTTGCAACAGGAGTCAACAAATGTCCGCTTGCGGTTATATCACCCGTTAATGTAATGGGAGGATTCCCAATGATGGTCATTGGAGTTGACATTTTTTTATCCCTTATGTGATATTGACAATTCCAGTGCAAGAAATAATAGTGAATCCAGTATTAGCCGTCGTGCATTCAATCTTAATATATCCCGCAGCTGTTTGAGGTGCCACTGTTCCGGCAGCCGCAGATGTGACACCCAGCAACGTAATAGTTTGTCCTGATGATGCCTGAACAATCCAACTCCCAGCTGATTGTCCTACAATTTCAAACCATGTGCCAAGAGCAACCGTTGTGGGAATCGTTAAAGTCACCAAAGAGGCACCGTTATTAATCTCGTACGTTGTAAAAGGAGCCATTGTTACAGAGCTTGTATTTTGATTTACAACGGGGTTAACTGCAGCATTAATATTCGCAGCAATAGGATCGCCACTCGATTGACCTAAGGGAACTTGATTAAGCCCCAAGGAAAGAGCAGTAATCGCAGATGTCCCTTGGCCCAATAAAAGTGCATGAGCCGTTAAAGATGTATTCCCTGTTCCTCCTATCGCTGGAAGAAGTGGGATAGTACCAATAGAACATACCGCGGTACCAGTTAACAATGCGGCTTTATCTTTTTGAATACTTGAACTTAAACTTGACATTCAATAATTCCTTATATAAAGTTAAATTGTTTCGGTTCTTTATCAAAGCGTCCCTTATTCGTCGTAAGGGGTGCTTCTTAAGAAACATTAACACTATCACTTACTACATTTCCTATAAATGCAATATTATCCACAACGCACGTAATATCTATCCCCGCACTCCAAGCAATAGATTGTAAAGACCCACCCGTACCTGCAGTTGTGGCTTGACCAGCAACAACAATCAATTGCCCTGAATTCTGAGCCACCTGCCATCCACCAAGTCCCATACCTCTCACCTTAAACGTATCACCTACAACGGCAGATGCAGGTAACGTAAAAGTAATAATGCCAGAGGATGAATCTGCAAAATACCCTTGGCCAGCCACTAAATTTGTATCACCTTCTACGACTTGCCATTCTCCTTCTCCCGTTCCGTCTACAACGCTTAAAATACATCCAAACTCATTAACCTCTAAGTAATTAGGGTTAATATATGTCCCAGGTGTCACGCCTGTTGGTGGCAATTCAACGTCAATAGTTCCAGAAGACGTAACGGGTGAGCCAGATATAAGCAAATAATCTGAAGAAATTCCTACAGAAGTAACGCTACCCACGCCTGTGGCTATAGAGATAGTTCCAAATGCATCAGCCTGAAGAATGCCACCCCCCAACACATCAAGAGCTTGAGCGTTAGGAACCACAACGTTAGCTGTTTTAACGATGAATTCAGCTGCTATGGTGCCCGCAATAAGAGAGCTTGTAAGGAAGTTCATACGGTCTACAAGACCTGTTGCGGGGAAGTTTACTGTCGTATTAAGTGCAGCAACTTCTGTCCCGAGTCCCGCAACTGAAATGACCAAACCAGGCACTACAATGGTCGCAATTCCAAGAATCGGATCATAGAGTGTAGCGTCAATTGCCAGAACATCCGCAGAAAGACCGCTTACTGTGCCCTCTAAAAGACCGACTTGACCTTGAAGGGTTAAAATATCACCTTCATCGGTATCTAAACGGGCATTTATAGTGTCTATAGCTGTTGAATTGTCTGCAGCTAACAGAATTTGTCCTTGAGCATTAACATTGATAGTCGCATAAGCATAAACTCCTGCCGTAACGCCCGTATCCGCAATGTTGACAACAGGATTCCCGAGAATCCCATCACCATTGGTAACGGTTATTCCTGTCCCACCTACAATGCTAACCGTACCAACAAGACCGTCATTAACAGTTGCGATGCCATTTGTGAGAGAGGAAAGTATTTGCGCATTAGGTAAAGAAACATCTGAATTGCGTAATACATAAGTTGCATTCTGCAGATCGGCAATAACATCACTATTGTCTACAAGTTCAGTGGCTTGCCCTTGAGCATTCCAAGTTCCACTTACAAATTCATAGGTTCCAGCAACAACCGTAGTATCAGAAATTTTTATAACAGGGTTACCAGCAACACTGTTACCGTTAGTAATTGTTATGCCCGTTCCAGCGGTTATAGAAAATGTTCCAATATAACCATCTACAATGTTCGCAATGCCATTGGATAAATCAGAGAGAACTTGAGCATTAGGAAGACCATCGTCCGCCAAACGAATAACATAGGTCGCATTATTGTCCGCAAAGGGAGGATCTATAATAAGGAACCCTCCTGAGTTATCGGGATTACCTGAAAGAATTTGCCCAGATAACGCATTTGTAGCCACAAGATCACCAACATCGTTAGCAATCATAAGCGTTCCAGGAGGTAAATAAAGACTATCTATTTGCCCGAGACTATTCCCCACAAATGTAGAGCCCTGAGCAAGACCTATGGGAGATGGACGCCCATCTTCATCGCCGAGCCAAACCTCTCCCACTGGCAACGTCGGTAAATTAGCAATATTGAGAACTGTTGTAATGATAATCTCACCATTATCAGCTGGGCTTCCTGTAAAAATCTGATAGGCGTCTAGCCCTTGAGAGATAATATTGCTTGCGTCATTACAAAAAGGTATCTGATTGACTTCAAGCGTAAGAACGACAATCTCATCAAGATCATTCCCAACAAATAAGGAACCTTGAGCCAATCCAACTTGCTGGATTTCACCGGAGTCATCGGATTTCCCCATAAAGATAAATCCAGCTGGAAGACCTTGGGAAATAATTGCGCCACTGCTATCACAAAATGGAATGTTATTAATGCCAATAGCTAGCTGCACAATCTGATTGGATGTGTTCCCCGTGAAAAGACTACCTTCATTAAGTCCAGTTGTTTCGATTTGCCCCGTATCGCCATAATCCCCAATGAACATTAAGCCCGCAGCAAGACCAACTACCTGAATATTGTCGCTAATGTCTCCCATAAATATATTTTTATAAGCGAGACCTGTTGATTGAATACCGTCTGCCGTTCCCATGGGTATTTGATTGACTTCAAGCGTAAGAGCTTGTGGCCCATCTCCTGTGCCAACCATCATTTGACTAGGGCCAATTTGAAGAAGACCTATACCGTTGTTTGTAACAGGATCATTACCCACGATAATGTTGCTAAAGGGAACGTAAAGCGTTTGGATTCCTTCATCCGTTCCGATAAAAATCTGTCCCCGTACAACATCTGTGACGTCTATTCCGTCTACAGTTCCTATGAACATTTGACCTGCGGGCAATTCCAAGGGCACCATTTGACCATCTGCATTGCCCGTGAATATTTCCCCTAGATCAAGGCCAGTTTCTTGGAGAAGTCCAGCAGGACTCCCCATGAATATCATGCCAGTGCTTAGACCAACCTCTACAGGAACGCACTGGCTATTATCTAAAAGAGCCAAGGGATCCCAATTTAAAGTGTCGTAAGAAGGGTAACCGTCCCAAGTTATATAAGGAGGTACTGGCAAAATAGATATATTTGGAGGAAGGGGCCTATAAGTTCCAATCCATATCTTTCCACGGGAAAGATTAGGAAGATTACACGTATTAACGCGCATCGTTGTAGATGGAGCGCAAACTGGATTATATGCGCTTAGATTAATACCGCCTGTGTAAAGATTCGTAAAACCAAAGTTGGAGGTGATATCAGCACTTAAAAAAGAAGGAAGATTTTGAAGGAGAACAGTTGGAACCGCAGTGGCCACATTATCACTATTACCTACAAAGACATAATTCTCCTGAAGCGCAAGAAGATCAGGAGGAAGAGTGGATTGTATAGAAATAACACCCCCATCTTGCCTTAAAATCCCCGATTCTAATTGATCTAAAGCTTGTGCATTGGGAACGAATGGATTTGGATGCTGAATAATAAAGGGAATTTGTGAAATATTCTCTTCAAAAGCGACGAGATCAATCCAAAGATCTTTTAAAACAGGACTCTCATAGGAAATGTTGGCCCTATTCCCCATGAGAATGTATTTATATTTAAGGTGTCTCTCCCCTGTAATGGGATCAAAGAAGTCCTCAAAATCACTAACAAACTTAGTCATTGCAAACCCAAAGAAAGACTTGTATCGTTTAATTTGTTTCTTTGGGTTTTTTTTATTTTCCCCGGAGAAATATTGGTTTTTACTTATCCTTTCTAGGGTAAAAACCAAACCGTATTAATTTAATGGTAGAACCAAGGAGCATATGCAGTAAGCTATCCTCCATTGTAGCTTATTATTTCTTGAGGTGGGGGTTCGAATCCCCCATACGGTTTTAAGCATTAAAATGATTAATCCATTGCTGTATGTTAATAGCGTCACTTTCAAAAATACTCTCCGCGGTGGCCGCTAAATACTCATAAGTAGCTGGTTGCGTATTATCTGTTGAATTTGGAACAATTGTCGTATCAACTACAAAGTTATATTCGTAATAAAATATTGGGGGCAATGGAATGCTTGCCTCTAATGTTGCATACAACGTTGCGCCTATATTGGGAGCCCCCAAAAGATCTGATATGAGTTCAAAAGTAGCGGAAATTCCAGGAGTATAAGGGGGCGGATCAGGAGGAATGCCATCGAATCCATAATCTCCCGTCCCATTACCAAGAGAAAGCACCACAATTCTCGAGGCAAAGGGTTTTAATTTTTTTCCATAAGAGATTGCAAGTTGCAAAGGATGGTTCGCCCATATTCCTCCATCTTGATAAGTATTGCTATCCTCAATAAGCGTTACGGATGGCAAATAAATAGGAAGAGCCGCCGCCGCCAACAAAACATCGGCTATTTGATAGGAGGCACCTGATGTAAAGGGTAAATTAGTATTGTTGGAGAATGTTACGAGCTTTTTTGGGTTTGTAGGGATAAATGCTGGAATCAATACATTTGTTTGGAAGGTTGTTAAGGTATTACTTCCGAATTGTTCACCTAAAGCAGTTACAAGGGCTAAATTTGAATAAGGCGGCGTTCCAGATAAAATAGAAAATAAAACATCCGACCATGTCGCTTGTACGCTTGGCGTTACCGAAGAAGTTGAAAATATCCATGGACCCTGATCTAAGAAGAAATTCGCCACAGTAGAGGGGGTCACTCCCGTTGCCATACCTGCGGCTAAAAATGATCCTGCGCTTGCTCCTGAAATAACATCAAAATAGTTAAATAGCTTAGTTTGATCAATTCCCATCTGATCAAAGAGAAGATTTGCAAAAAGAGAAGACCCATAAACACGATTGCCGCCCCCTTGTATAACGCAAATGTAAAGAGTGTCACGATCTGAATTGCCAACAGCCATTGCATTTATTTTCTGATAAATTTCTTTATATCTTCAAGTCTTCCTATTCTCAGAAGCTTTCCATATAAATCGTGTTCTTTTGGGACTTGAGATAAAGCGCATAAACTCATCGTTTTTGTTTGTGGATTTTGTGCTTCCTGAGCATGGATTATGAATATTTCATGAGTTTTCGGATGAATAAAAAATTTATCCTGGTTGGTTACGCTCAATTCCTCCAAATAATCATAATTACCAGACAAAACATCCCTTAATTGATCAAGACATTCTTTTTTATCCCCTAACTTTCCATTAAGAATGATAGAGAAGTCCTCCCCATTACCCCTTAGAAAGCCAACAGATTTTAATTCGAAATTATACATTCCCTTGTTGCCCTATAATCTGTTGCATAGGAGATTGAGCTCCCGATACTTGTCCCTGCATAGGCTGCTGACCATTTCCTTGGGAAGATTCACCACTACCTTGTTGAGGAGGTGCCATAATTCCCTTAAGCTTCTTAATAAACTTACCTGAATTTCTTGCTTTCATAAGACCAAGTAACTCGGGATACTGAAGAACTTGGGGATTTTCAAGGGCGAACCTAGCAATGGCCATATCCTCCTCAGACTCAGACTCATAATCATGGGTATTTTCTACATAGACATCCAAGGGCAAAGTTCGGATATCATTCATAATTTCCTTCTTACCATTCCTTGTACGAACTACATTCATATAAATTACCTCCCTATCCTCTTCATTAATGATGGAGCTTTCAATGTCTTCAAATGCTCCTCCTTGTAGGATATCTAGGAAGACGCGACCTTCTCTTTTTTTCATTAATACAAGCCCGCTTAATGAAACGCTTTGTGATTTTGTGCTATTAATAACACGAGTTTCCATGGCCTTACCACTGGAAGCATTCGTTTGCTCCCCACGTGATTCCGCAAACATGCCGCTTAAATAATCAAACTCTTGATCTAATCTCTGCATTCCCTTTATATTTGCATCCGCTTGAATGGAATTTGGAATAATCTTAATGTCTCCTTGATTGCGCTCGAGGAGTATCTTATTCGTTTGAGAAAGCTCATGTCTTACTTGATCAGGAGTTGACCCATTAAAGGAATCTTCATTGGCAATAACAGTCATTCCACTACGGCTATTATCCTCATCTATCTTCTGCCTGTTATAAAGTTTTTGAGCGGAAATAAGGGAGTCCACAAGTCCAATGGGAATTCCGTCTAACCTTCTCCTTGAATAAACATAAGGAACATAGCTAAAGCTTTGATTAGGGATATGAGGAGCTAAAGGCGCATAATCCAATACTATATCGGCGCATATAACTGTCCTAATAACTTCATGCCCTTCTTTTTCCCCTATATCATTGTCAACAGGATCCATACCCTCTGCATCTTCTTCTTTGAAAGTTTGGAATTCATAACCTGTCTTACTATCTATCCCATAATAATACTTACGATTTACTTTCCTTTGACATTCTATAACAAGAATTTTCCCACCCATGGCATTAGTGACCATAGCAGACCCAACATAAGGACTTATATTTGATAAGAATTCAGCACTATAGCTACTATATTCAACGGCGATTCTTTTTCCAAAATATTCATCTAATTGTTTAGCGTGCTTAGGCCATTTCCTTTTAGCCTGCTCCTTCCCAATCCAATGAAGAGTAAAATGAAAGTCTCCATTGGTTAAGAAGGGACTCATATCATTGGCATCGTATATTTGATTAAGAGGAGAGCCCCATTGGTAGCGCATCCAACCATCATCCGAAAACATATTGCTCCATCCAAGACCACAAATTAATCCGTCTTGATACTTCAATGATGTATACTCGGCAGTATCTTCTCTTTCCTGATATCCATATCCCAAATGAGTCATGCCCGTAACTAATTTAGTTGTGGGATTATTCTCATCTTTGCTTGTAAATGTACGAAATGCATATCTTGAACGGGATATAATCTCAACAGAAGAACATTGATTAATGACAGCCCTTAACTTATTGACCACATAAGGATATTGACCGCGTCCCCATAATTCTTGCAATTCATTAGGCGTAAAATGATAATCCTTACTTCCCTGATACATTCCAAAAGCTCGGATGGCTTTCTTTCTCCACTTATTGTAAAGAATATTCGCGCCAGCCGATTCAAACATGCGACGGACAAGATTGCCCTCTTCTTCTCTTGAGAATACTTTTTGACGAAAATCTACCATCCTGGCACCCTATCTTTATATTTATCATAATAAGAAGACCAACTTTTGTTCATAGCGGACTTAGCCAAGGGTAAGCCTGTCATTAAAACATACCTCATTGTATCCATTAAATGATCATGGCCTTTTTTGGGCTTGTTATTTTCCCCAAAAGCATACATTCTTATTTCTGAGAAAAAATTCTCGCATGTGCTAACCACCTTAATCTCATAATTCTGAAAGGCCTGTAATACAGTTTGCAATCCTGCCGTTATTGATCTGTCTGCGGGATACATATTTTTAATCCCAGCATTTCTATAAAGATCAGCAATAGCTTGACCATCTGTTAAACTAATAGCATCGCCAGACGTATCATAGATTACAGGAATCCAATTGGCTCCTCGCTCTACTAGCTCTAACGCATTCTGTTGTGGTGTTCTTCCTAGAGAATAATGTTCTCCATACATATATTTCTTTTTGTTATCTACATCAAGAGCCCAGAAACTTGCGGCCGTATGGGATTGAGTGCCCCCAAAATCAAGACCAATGACGCGCGGCCAATGATCAGGTATTTCAATGGGACTAATTCTATAAGTAGATTCCAAGATAGGATAGATAAGACCCGTTCCAATGCTTGGGATTCCCTTGGTACGCGCTTCCCTCTCATAAACTGGATAAGATTCAATCAAAAAGTCCTTTTCTTCTCTACTCAAATGAGTAGCTTCTTCAATGTCATACATTATGTAAACCCGAGACTTATGAGGAACTTCGGGAGTATTTTTAATCTGCGTTACATTTCCGTTACTATCTTTCTCATCAGTAAAAAGGAAATATTGAAGAGGTTCCGTTAATCCCAAGGTAGGGGTTTGGGTATTAATCATCATGCGATAATGATGGGGCTCCGTATGACCTAATCTTGGAATACATTCATTGAAAATATAATTGGGGGGAGCTTCATCAAAATGAATAAAATCCACGCCAGACGCTTCAAACGCTTGTTTATCCTGGGAATAATTCTTAAATGTAATCCTAGATATTCCCTTAGAGGCATGACGAATGGCCCACATGTTATCGCGTTTTCGTGATAAATGAGGGATAATAAGGGAAGGATGAATAAGAGGAGGTTTATTAAAGCTTCCCTCAAATAAGGGAGCGATTAAGCTTTCATTGACAACCTGTACCGTTCTACCGCAGACCCACATATTGGGGGGATACTGATACTTATATCCCTTCCAACTTAAGGAATAATTGCCCGTTAAGTGCATGGCATCCTCATTAATGCCACAATAGGACTTTCCGCTTCGATTCGCCCCCAATAATAATCTAAATCTACAATGATTGCCTAACGCATGGAAAAGCTCTTGTTTAGTGGTAGGCTGATAATTCTTAAAAAAAAGATTATTTTTGTCTTCAAGCTCCTTGATCTCAAGATTCATAGCCTCCAGCAAGATATGTTCGTCAACACGCCCAACAAGCTTCCTTAAGGAGTCCTCAGACAGCTCATCATGTGTTAGATTTTGATTCAACAAGGATACTTTTTACAAGGGAATCCCTAAACTCAATTAATTTCTGTTCGGGCAATAATTTCACCACCGATTGAACTTGCGCACAAAGATCACTTTGGGCAAAATCTCCAAAGTGAGGAAGCTTCCTAAAGACAGCCTGGAAAGCAATCATATCGCCTTCAATCGCTTTATTAAGAGCCACTTCCCATGCAAGCTTAATCTTATCACGATTAGGCTCTAACAATTCCTCATGCATAAACCTGCCAAGAGGGTTACGTGTACCTGGCTTTCTTCCAGCAGGATTCCCAGACATTCCTTTAGGGAAGGGCAATTTTATTATCCTTAGTAACTGCTAATAACTGCAAAAAATTGATCATAAAAATATTATTTTGTCAAGTTAAAAACATACAATGATTATGCCAAAACCTCCCAGAAGACGGAATATTATTATAAGATGCATTAAGTCGTGCCCTTTTATAAACTGATCCTTTCCGTCTAGATATCTTAACATCTTTCCAACTAGGACGTTCCCAAGTCCTTGGCTCTTTCTCTTCAGCTACGATTAAATTTACAAAACTTTTCATTATAATCCCATTCTCCGTTGTTTTTCAATATTCTCATTCATAATCTTCCACATTCCAACCCTCAGATTACCGACTGAGTCTGTAGTCCCACTTGTGAACACAGAGTATTCCCCATCATTCATGTACTTATGAGGATTTTGGTATTTGTCCTTTTATTTCCATCATATTCATTAACCATGGACACCCCTCAAATGCAATCTGATTAAGAACGCCAACCAATTGACGACGCTCTTCACAATCTGGCCCATCTAATAAAGAATTCTGTTCTGCGATTTCTTTTTGTTGCCTTACCCAGCTATCTCTATCCCCATGAATTGCATCATTTCTCATCTTCCGAATAAGGTCTATACTTAATGTCATAATGTTTTGAATCTCCAGCAATTTTCTTTAATTTTATCTTTTTTTTCTTGGGACTGATCATTGTACCACTCCCAATAATCATTATTTCTTTTTTTCTCATATTTTCTTTCCTTAGCCTTCCTTTCTTTTTGCCTGTTATATCTTTCATGAGGATCTGAAAAAATAGCATCCATATCGTAAAGAGCGGAATGTTTTTTTAACCAGGGCTTCTCTCCCATCCATTCCTTATGTTGCCACGCTTCGACAAACTCTTTAGAAAATCCTTGCTCCGTTTTTCCCTTGGCCCAAAGCTCAAAAAGATAATCATCCAGTAATTTTACGCCTTCTTTTCGTTTGCCATCAGTCATCTCTTCATGTTCTAGATGTTGACCATTATACATCTTTTATTTCCATACTTTCTAATAGTTCGTGAAGATCAAAGTCTTCGCCTAAATTATATAATTCTTCAACTTTTTTTACATAATATATTTTTTTAATTAATTTTTTTTCATCTAATTCATCTAAAATCATCCAAATTTTTGGGCAACGGATTACAAGAGATTTTTTAGGTCTCGCTAAATAAAAACTCCAATTAACATCGGAAGCATCCTTACGAGGATCAAAATAAAAATTAATTTTATCCTCTTCTTTTAACAAAATTAATTTAAAAGTACAAAAAGTAGGAGAATATTCGATCGATAAAATTTTAACTTTTTCTTTATATTCTCCTAAACTTTCATCAATTAACTCACTTAATTGCTTTAAGGTGATTAACAAAGTATCATTATTTTTAATAATTTCTTCAGACCCTACACTCATTTTTCCCTCTCCAAGCCTTACTAAGCTCATCCAATGTCTTCTTATCGCTTATAATTTGAAAGGTAGACTTTGTTCCAGGAGGATAACCTTCAAGAGCTACAGAAATATCATCTCCAAATTTTTCCATAATCCAGTCTCTTGTAAAATTATTCTCAACATAAATTTTAACTCTTTTTTCAGAAGCATCAATGAAAGTATTGATAAACCAAGAATTATAATTAGCCTCTCCAATGCTAGCCATTATCTTGAGCCTAAGACCCCATTCTTCTTGCTCGTTAATGTTCATTTGCGCATCCGTAGAATCGTTAGTGCTATCCCTAACCCCAGAAAAATTCCCATCAGAAACAGTGTAAAGCCTGGTATATTCAACTCCATAATTTCCCTCTTCTATTTTCTGTAAAGTTTCAAACTTCAGTATCCAATCAAGAGAAGCCTTAAACTTGCCAGATCTTCCCATTAAAAAATCACTTGATCTTAAACTTAAACAAAATTCTCTCCACTTTTCAAGCCGATTATCAAATTTAATTTTAAAAGCCGCCATGAGCATCCGAGCGCGCCATTTCGTTATCACGGACTTAGTCCCCATGTGTGAGGCAACCTCCTCATTCCATACCCTCAGCAACGTAGCCGCTAGCTTCTCACACGGCTGACCATCCACCTGCTTTGTAGGACGACCGTAGGGAGTGGTTCCCTCGGAGAAAGGCGAAGAGCCGCAAGGCGATGCGATTGAGACTTTCGACAATCCTTCTAGGGCATTTTGAAGGGCAAGCCCTTCAGATTTATGAGATTTATTAAGACAAACACTCACATCACTAGCGTTCTGTGTTTGTCTTCTATGATTATACATTGTGCCATTTTGTCCCGATGTGTGTGCCATTTTGTCCCGATGGTCTTCAGTCTCAACATCCTGTAACTGGCTTGTTTTTTGAGTTGTCAAGTTTTCCTTGATACCTGTAGTGAAAGTACCAAGGAATTCCTTTAAGCGTTCATAATCAATAGTGAAGTAGTTCGTCCTAATAGCTTTATGCTTATGAAGAGCTCTCACAAGGATAATGCCGAGCTTGCGAAGATGGCTTATACACCTTTTAACGGTACGTGCCGAATAGACCTTAAGCTCATCTGCCCATTGCTCAGCCGTATTATATACCCACTTACGATTATCATGGGTAATGCCCACCTTATCATGGGTAAGATAATAGTTAAGACGCTCCAGGAAGATTGAAGTGGAACGTCCTAGTTTTGTTACCAGTTCTGGCTGAAACATTAAGTAATTTGTGTTATTTAGTATCATTATTTCTATACCTATTCATAAACTCTTGAATTCTTTCGGAGGGAGTCAGTAAACGATATTTATTTTCAAATTCATCTAACCATTTGCGCTGCTTATAAATTTTCATTATAATTTCCATGGAAAGTTTATATACAGCTTCAAAATGTCCCTCCCCACTCTCATTAAGATCTATGATGTCTTGTACTAATTGTCCATATATTTTATTTTCAAATTTTAAATTGTCTATTAGTTTAGATAGATTTTCTAAAACCTCATCAATATTTGTATTCATTATTTTTGTTGCAGTCCTTCTATTGCTGTCTTATACATTTTACCGACAATATCCTCTAAATAACTAATTAGATGAGTAACATCATCAGATAATAGAGTGCCATCCATACCAGCATATATCTCCCTAATTTCTTCCAATGCGTGCTTATAACTCTCATTCTCACTTTCAAGATATTCAATTCTCCAATTATCTCGACTGCCATCTGAAACTAATCTTTCGTCTCCATCGCTAAACATTTTTATTTTTCCTTAATTCATCTTCAAACATTTTCGCTTTTACTAAGGCATTAATAGCAATCCCATGAACAGAATCAAAAATACTACTATCTTGCATAATATCCCTTAAGGCTCTTTCATATATTTTTACTTTTTCTTTATATTGCGTATGATCTATTTTAAATAAATCTAATACTTTATAAATTTCATTCAAACCTTCCATTTTATTCTCCATCTACCCATTCATTTAAAGAATCCGTAACAATATTAGAAAAATCTAGAATCAACTTGTCAAGTATTTCTTGCGCATGTCTTGCCCTCATAGTTTTATAATAATCTCTTCCCGCATGCTTCTCCTTTAGTTTTAATTTATCAACAGATATATCCATAATATCCTTAATAAATCCCTCCTTAAGAAATATATCAAAATTTAATGTGTTAATTCTCAGATTCATATTTTTATAAGTTTCTATAATAAGATCCTTATCAAAGGATCGATTTAATACGTTCAAAAGATCTGCTATTTTTAAATTGATAGGAGCATCGCACTCTAAAAACTTAAGAATATCTGCCAGAGGATTTAATTCTAAGGTTAAATTAAGTAGCTCATGGTATATTTCATGTAATAGCAATGTATTTCTGTTATGATATTGATATTTCCTGAACTTTTCCATTGTTACAAATATTTCCTTTTGTGTAATATTTTCAGCCATTTTCTTTTCCACAATCTCCTTTTTCATCTAAAAAATCATTTATCAACCTTCTATCGTCTCCCGTAAACGTACATAAATGCTGATGTATCAAAGCCTCCCGTAAACGTGCATCCAAAGCTTTCTGCTTAGCATACTCAGCCTTTATCTTTGCTCTCAGAACATCATTCTCACATTTCAATCTCAGTTCACGCGGCGAAAGTTCATCTTTATTTTCTTTCATCTCCCTTATCCTTTTCCCATTCAACGTCCAATTCTTCTCCCATAAAATTCTCTTCTACCTCAGTTGTTTCCCGTGTAGGCGTTTCAACATGGATTATTTTGCATCCTGTTAAAAGCGTACACATGTAAGTTATAAGTAACCCCCCAAGAATTACAAGATAAAATATAGCCATATTTTGATCACGATTCATTTTCTTTTTCTTTTTTATTTCTCTCATTTTAAGTAATGCTTCTCTTTTTTCCTTTTTTTCCTTAAATTCCTCATAGTCTTTTATATTTTTTTCAGTTAGCGGGAGATTGTTAAAGTAATCTTTGACCTCTTGCTCACTATATTTCCTAACACTATAATTTTTCATAAAATCATTTATATTAAATGATTCTGCTTCATCAGATGTTTCGTATATTTCTGGCTTTCCATTGCGATCCTTAATATATAAACAATTCATTCTATTTTTCCTTTCTAATCATCATCATTTGCGGCTATAAGTATCTTCATTTCAGGCTCATAATCAATATTTCCTATGTTAAAATAATAAGAAGAAATTATAAACTTATAAGCCATTTCATTGAAGGCTATACTATCAATTATATTATTCATATTCCCCCCCTAAAATAAGTTTTCCCATGATGTTTGCCTCTATATTCACATATTTCTTCAGA